TCTTCAATCAACTTTGAAGCAGAAAAAGAAATATCTGCTGTAGTTCTTGGTGCTTTTATATAATCTTCTGTCTCTTCTGCATTTGAAGTAGACGCATAAACACCTGCCCAATAACTTCCTGGTAAATTGTCATACTCTACAAACTCAACAACAGCAACAAATATCTTACCTTTCTTTGCAATTCTGTGACCATTGTATCTTGTTCTTCCGTTATCACAAATATACTTACCTGTTTCTTCAACATAGTAAACAACTGGTGGTTCATAGTTAAGAGGTTTATACTTTCCTTTTCTTAACATGTCTGCAAATCCTTCAGCATTCTGAACGATTGCACCCTCTTTCCTTGCTAAGTCTTCATCAGAACCATCATAGTCGATATCATTGATATCTAATTCAATAAAGTATAAGAAGTTCATTCCTTTTGCACGAGGAATTATATCCTTAAATTGTGTAGAAGTTTGACCTGTAAATTCTTTATTGTATCTTTCGTCTTGATATAACATTACTTTGTCTCCAGAAGAGCTTCTTTTGCATTGTCTTCATTATAAAAATTTGCCCAAAATTCATCTGTTTCTTTTTCTCTAAGTTCAGATGAAACTCTTAATTGTTTAGGTGTAATCAATAGTGCCTCACATAAATCTAACAACATATCACCAAAAGGTATTTGATTGTTAGAATGCCATCTTACGATATCTCCTGGTGCAATATAGTATTTGCCTTTACACCAATTAACTGAATCCTCAGTTGTTGCGAAAGTGCCTGTCACACCCCACCTTTTATAAGACCTACCTGCAACATTTACAGTGTCTTTGAATTTTTTTGGATATTCTCTGAATTTCATTACGCTGCTTCTCCCATAAATTTATTAACTGAATGTTTTATCTTACTAGTCAACATACAAAGACTGTCAAAATCACCTTTGAATTCTGCATCGTCATATTGACCAATACAATCAATGGCAGGAACTGTTTCTATGTTAGTAATATAATCGAATGAACCACTAAGACTATTGAATCTGTTAACATGTTTCATGACCTCAGCAGCTGCTGAAGCTTCGTTAACTAAAGGGCATTCGTAGTAAGAATGTTCTCCAGGACCATATGCGTCTTCTTCATAGACACAAAGTTCTACATCAAAGTAGACAACATAGTCTGAACCACCTTTAAATTTATGGTAATTATCACCATATTCTTCAAGGTTTTGAGTAGTTATTATGTAAGCCTTTCTTTCCATGTAATCTCCTTTTCTTTATTACTGTTATATAATAACAAAAAAGTGACCGCATTGTCAAGCTTTATCTGCCTACTTGTGTAAGGTATTTTGCCTTAGTTTCATCCCATGACATGAATGCAATATCGTCATAAAAGAGAGTATCATCGAGTCTTTGTCTCTCTGCATTCATAAGGTTATTGATTCTCTTACCTGCATACTTTTCTTTCCATAGTGTGGAAAGTGCCTCTGTAGAGAAGTCTTGTGAACGAACTAGTTGGTCTTCTGTAATCTCACCTCTTAGAAACTCTCTGGAGTTATCGTATAAGGCAGACCAATAGATACCTCTTTGATGGTCTGAACGAATTATGTTCTTAGGTATCTCTAGTTTGGGGAATAAAAAGCTTCTAAATCTATTTCTATGGTCTCTTTTCCAAGGTTGACCATTTTCTCTTGTTGCAACATATAATGAGAAGTATCTATCGTTGTAATTCTTCTCACCATATTTCAACATTTCTCGTTCAGTATCTTTGGTCAATTCATATGTCATAGAACCATTTGAGTATCCACATTTCTTCCAATGTTTGAGTCTATCATATTGTGATAAACCACCTGTTTTGGATTTACCATATAATGATGTAGTAGTCACACTCACTAATTTATTACCATAGTTTTCTTCCCACTGTTTCTGTATATCATCTGATAGACATAAAAGTGCAAGTAGTTTTCCACCTGTATAGTTAAATCCTAGTGGTTGCAATGGCACAATCGTAGAACCAATACATGAGTGATTTAGAATACCACTATTAGTTTTGTATTCTCTATCCCAACCAATCCAATTATCACGAGGAGTTAAGTCGATGAAATCACCTGTAATACAAATAACTCCAAGATATTTACCTGTGACTTTATCTCTGACAACATAATGTAAATTTCTACCAATATTAGAAGAGTTCTTCATAGTAGATGTAAATGTTCTGATACAATTCCAGATTTCTGACCATGAACCTGCTGATTCTCTATCATCAGATGTCATAGATGTGTAAATTAATTCTGGTTCTAATTTCTCATAGTCTTCATATGAATTAGGAATCCATATGTTGTTCTTAACTTCATCAATCAGTTTGATATGTTTCTCATCTACAAATTGTTTTTCAGAACCAAACAAAGTTCCAATCTCATGTGTAGGATATTTACGATGTATCTCCTGATACTTTAGATATAAAGTGTATTCTTCTACTGACATTTGAGATACAAAAGATAAATCTTCTGTAATTCTATCTCTCATCAAAGACCTACCCATTGCATCAGGTTCTACATAGTTTTCTTTATACTCTTCGTATTGTTTTTGTATTAATTTATCATCAAACATTAAAGTCTTGGAATTTCTCTGCACCTCGGTTTCTATCAAATACTGGTGTATCATCACCCTCTATGGCACTATCAACCAGTTCTTCTTGTGCCTCTTGTTCACAATCGTATAACTTCATACGACTTCTATCAACACCAATTACAAATCTTTTAAATACTGTAGGGTCGTTGTATCTATTCTTCAATTGTTTTACGACCATTTGGTCTAACTCTTCAAGTTCTTCGGATGTAATCAGTGCAAACATCATATCTGCAGTTGCAGGCAAACCAAAAGATTCAGAAGTGTCTTCGAGTCCAATATCTGTGGAACCATAACCACTTCTGGTCGTTTGAGTTGCACTCATAATAGGCACATCAAATTCTACTGCAAGACCACGAAGTTCTTCTGCAATACTCTTAACTAATGTATAAGAGTTTGCACCAGAACCAGGTCTGATTCTATGTGATGCACATATGTTTAGATAATCAATGAATATCAAATCAGGTTTGAAATCTTTTTTGATTTCTAGTTCTTGTAAAAGATGTCTGAAATGTCCAACATGAGCTGATGCAGTTGGATATTCTTTAATGATTAGTTTACCTTTTGTCTTTGCACTAATCTTCTCAACCTTTTTAGAAAACATCTTCTTGGATAAATCAGGAAGTTCTTTCATTGGAATGTTTAGAACATTTGCATCGATTCTTTCTGCAATTCTTTCTTCTGACATTTCAAGTGTGATGTATAATATATTCTTATTCATCATCAAACCAGCAGCTGCCATATGACACATGAATAATGATTTACCAACACCTGTTCCTGCAAGGCAGATATTAAGTGTTTTGTTTGGTAAACCACCCTTTGTAATCTTGTTAAAGTATTCTAAGTCAAACGGAATCTTCTCTTCTTCCGTATGATAGAATTCAAATCTATCATCTGCATCTTCAATCTGGTCATGACCAATATTTGTGTCAAATGAGACTGACAAAGCATCTTTTAAAAGTTCAGGTATTTCACCAGTTGACCTTTGAGATTTCTTATCGATAACCTCAATAGAATCCATGACTGCAATATAGATTGCTCTATCTTTGCACCACTTTTCGGTCTCTTCGACTAACCAATCCATTGGAGTTGATTCTTTGTCGAATTGACCTACTACGGTTTTAGACATTTTCAATTCATTCTCATTAATAGAAGTATTGTTGTCTAGGTTTATGAGAAGTGCTTCCGTAGTAGGTGGTTTAGTATACTTTAAGAAATAATCTTGTATTTCTTTGAATACTATCTTCTCGTCACTCTCGGTGAAATACTCTGACTTTAAGAAAGGTAGAACCTTTCTTGTGAAAGGTTCATTCTGAATCAGATTCTTTAGTATCGTCTGTTCTAATCTCGCTTGTTCCATATTTAAACTCTGTATTAACTGCTAACTCTAATCTCTCCATTACTTCATCAGTGAAGTATTTCTCTGGATTATTATTGATTGTTTTACCAAATTCTGTTTTACCATTTGGCAACTTAACTCTTGTAGATGATTTCTCAAATATACCATGTGCAAGTGCAAGGTCTAAAAGACCATAATATCTATCGAGGCCTTTATCGTATGTCAATCTGACATCAACAACTTTGTTCTCAACAGTAAGTCTCGACTTTGCATTCTTACAATGAATAATATTACCGATAATCTCTGTTCCTTCTTTCTCTTTTCTTTTAGAAAGATAAATGATTGATGAAGCAGCGTATTTAAGACCACTACCACCACCCATTTCTTTTTGTGGGAACATAGAACCGATTACATCATAAGTGTGATTAGTCACAATCATAGGGACTTTTGCACGACCTAATTTCAAAGTTAATACTCTGAAAGCACCCTTTACAATTTGGGCACGAGTCATATCTCTAGTCTCTTTTCCGTCTGCAGTATCTTCTATCTCTTTTGTAGTAGATAACATGCCAAGTGAGTCTAAGACAAACATCATTGGAGGTCTATCAGATTCATCTGACTCCAAGTATTTGTCTAAGATGTTTATTGATTGAGTTCTAAACTGTTGAACAGTCACAACTGGCACAATAACAATTCTGTTTGAATCTATTCCTCTATCTTCAATCATTTCTTTTGTGATTGCAGATTCAGATTCAAAATAAATTACGGCTGCCTCAGGATTATCTTCTAAGAATTGTTTTACCATTCCTAATGCGAAGAAAGTTTTACCTGTTGCAGATTCACCTGCAATGGCAGTAATTTTGTTTTTGGGAAGTCCACCGTGTAGTGAACCAGAAAGGAGACCATTAAAGATATAACTGCCTGTATCTACAAACGAGTCTACATCTCCTGCTTGAACTCCGTCGGCAACAATACCTGCGTATTCATTACCTGTTGATTTAATTAATTCGTCTAAGAATCTTGCCATAATTTCACACCTCTCATAATGTTTTTAATCATAACTCTATTATAGAGGTAGAAGTGTAATTTGTAAAGTGGTTTTTTAGTCTTTTTGGGTGTGATATCTTTGAGCCATTTCTTTGATGGACTCATCACATTTGACATGTTCTTCCATCATTGCCTTGATTTGGGATATTTGAACTTCCATGAATATAAATCCGGCATATAGACCACCTATTAAGAACATGTAAACTAGGTCGATAGTCTCGAAAGCCATTAGTCGTCTAATACAACTGTTCCATTTGCAAGTAGAACTTCTCTATTTGCCATGTGTTGTCCCTCTACTAAGTCTTTATTTTCACCTGTATATGGAACTGCATGATGGTCTGCAATCATTTGTTCATTAACATTAACTCTATGACCAAACACTGGATGTCCTTCAATGTGATGTGCAAACAATTCACCTAGAATTCTTCCAAACTTTCCTTTGTCATGTGATATTAATGTGATTGACTCGGCTTCTTCTAATAATTTCTTTAGATGTTTCTTAGATGCCTTACCGAATTTCTTTTCAACTAAGTCTCTTGTTCTGGATTCAGGAGTATCGATGCCTAACATCCTTACTCTTTGTTTTTTATAAACCATTCCAAAACCAAGGTCGATATCTACATCTACTGTATCTCCGTCCACGACCTTTGAAACGGTCACATTGTATTCATATGTATTTTTCATACGATTATTTAGGATAATTGTGTCTTCGGTTCTGAGTTTTCTCTTCCCAATCTAATATTGCTCTTTTTATGGAATCTTCTGCAAGAACAGAACAATGTAATTTGATTGGTGGTAATTCTAAAACTTCTGCAATATCTTTATCCTTTATCTCCTTTGCCTCAGTAATTGTTTTGCCTGTAAGTAAGTCAACAAATAATGAACTACTTGCAATTGCACTTCCACAACCATAAGTCTTAAACTTAACATCAACGATTCTATCATCATCGTCTAGTTTTAATTGAAGTTTCATTACATCACCACATGCAGGTGCTCCTGTCATGCCTGTTGCGACCATTGGGTCATTTGGGTCAAATCTGCCAACTGAATGTTCTGCAGGATTGTTTAATACATCTTCGAATCTATCTACTACTTTTTTACTATATGCCATATTATTTTAATGCCCAAAATGTTATTATAACAACTAATAACACTAGGATTTGTTCTACTTCCATGGAATTATTTATGCAAAAAAACTATCCAGACTTGCAACTGGTTCTACATTCCAGTCAATAAGACTAATAATTCCTTTCAGTGGTTCAATGAATGCCTTATCAAACTGTAAGTCATAATCAACATATTTGTGTATGTCAAACTCACGAGGCAGAACCGATAAGAATGAGATAACATTCTCTTTGATTGGATTTGGTGTTGTAAGATATGTAAAGTGTAGTTTATCTCCGTTCTTTATCAACTCATATCTTTTATCTAAGTTTAGTTTCTCTAAGTGATGATTATAAAGTAAAGCACCACGGACATGTATGGGTGTTCCCTTTGAGTAGATGTCTGAGTTATCTGCATATTGTTTAATGTTATTACACCCTCTTGGTGATGCAATCTCTTCTGCAGGAAGATTTCTAAATTCTTTTCTTGTTGTCTCAACAAATTCCCACAACTCTTGTTCAGTCTTTGTCATTACAATATTCAATGCTTCAGTAAGTTTCTTTCTGACCCATTGAGGAGTAGAAGACTTTGCAGTTTCAATACCCATCATTTTTAGTTTTGGAGTTCTGAGTCTTACACCCTCATTATCATATACATTTAGAATATATCTTTTCTTTGCAGTCCAAATACCACGGTCTGCAATAACTTCTCTACCCATTTCCATTTTCTGTTGAAACGCATTTGTATAATCTTTAAGGTCGTCAAATCCTTCTCTCAAAGCATTCTCAATTTCTTCTTCAATCTTACATAAGAAATCTACAACTCGACTCTTATCTTTCTGTTGTTCTGGTGTAAAGATTTGATTCACTAAATCATCAAGTGTGATATAGATTGAATCAGTATCCATTGCAACAATGTAATCTTTGTTTGTTTTTAGAACTTTGTTTAGATAATCATTTGCAGTCTTCTCTGACCATTTGATTACTAACTGGCCTGCAGTAGTGACTGACTCTGCAAGTTGTGGGTCAAAGAAAGCAAACCACTGATTTGCAAGAACACCATATGCACTGTTCAAAGATATCTTTCTAACCTGTTGATTGTTGTATGCCCTTTTGATTTTAACTTCAAGTCTTTTTCTTTCAATAGGGTCATCACAAACTTGTAGTTCTTTTTGATGTGAAATCATCTTCTGTTTGTATTCTCTTCTCTCATCGTATAATGTTTCCATGAGTTCAGGAAGAAAACCTTGTTTGTCTCTTTTGAACTTAACACCATTTGGTGTGACAGTTGCATTTTGTTTTTTAAGTTCAGATAAGTCATTCTTCTTATCTAACATAGATGTAATCTTTGTGTCCATAAGACCACCCTTTATCATCTTCTCAGGTGAAATATTAAACTGCATAATCAAATGAGGATAAAGTGAGTTCAAATCAAAAGACATCACCCAATTATGACCACCAACGATTGGTTCTTTTACATATGCACCCTCAATACGATAGTTCTTTTGGTCTCTCTTTAATGCCTGAGGTGGTGTTTGAATTCCCTGTTTCTTTAGATGATTATAGATGATTGTTTCCCAATACTTAACCATACCGAAAGTGTCATTGTAATTACACTTGGCAGAATAAGCCATCACAATTGTGAGTTCTAAGAAACCAAGTTTCTCTTCTAGTTCTTCAACAAGAACGGCGTCTTTAACATTATATGCAAGGAACTTAGAGTAGTCTTGTTTATAAAGTGTGTGTAGATTACCATACTCTGAATAATCAATCTTACCTTTATTAAGTTCTACTTGTGCAATATGTTCTAGTTTGTATGACTCTTGTGTTTGTGGTGTATGTTTACGATATAAATCTAAGTAATCGACAATACTAATACCATAAAGATTAAATGTTTGTTGTTTCTGACCAAAGTTAGATGTGTATTCTCTAACATCTGACATATTCCAAGGAGATAATTTCTTATGTTCTCCTTCACCGAAAACTTTATCAATTCTATTACAAAGATATGTGATATCAAATGAGTCTACATTCCAACCTGTGACAATATCAAAAGAAGCCTTTCTCCAGAACTTAATGAACTCTGTTAGAAGTTGTGCTTCATCTACACAATCATAATAAACACAATTAGCCGGTTTATCATCCCAAGGACCTAAACCAAAAACATGTGTATTATGACCGAAAGGTTTAATTGCAATTGCATTTACTTTCTCATCTGCTCTCATTGGTTCTGGAAAACCATCTTCACATTCACACTCAATATCAAGTGTGGCAATTCTTACTTTCTTTGTGTCGTATTCGAAGTCTGTTGGAAACTTATCTGAAATATATGTGTAGACATATCTATCATAACCATGTATTTCAAAACCTTGTGTTTGATGATACTTCTCTCTGAACTTTCTTGCACCACCCATAGAGTTGAGTTCTACAACTTCAAGTGGTCTGCCGTCTAGTGATTTGTAAGGTGTATCACCTTTTCTGGAGGGAACAAAATGCTTAGGTCGATAATCGACTTTCATTTTGACTTTCTTATTTGATTGGTAACCTGTGACTAGAATTTTGTCACGAGTTCTACATACATTTGTATAAAAATCCATACTGTAATTATACTACAGCTTGGTCTATTCTGTCAAGGTTCTTTTAGATTCGAAATCGAAATTATTTAAAGCAGCTGATTTGATGTCTGTCCAATGTGCAATTTGGGCTAACTCATCTTCAACAGTTTTCATTGTGTCTGGATGTTCTGCTACACCAACTGCATTCTTTGTTAAAACTTCTATATTTATTCTGTGTTTTTCAATCATTGCTTCAGCTTGTTTAACCTGAGCATTCATGACTCTATTCATCATATCAACCATTACTTATTACCTCTTTGACTGACTACTCTATTACCAGTCTCTACTTTATAATTCTGTTCTAATTGTGGTTTTGGTTGAAATACTGATTGAACTTTGTCGTGTCTTACTTCAAAGATATATTCTTTTGCAAATGGTATATAAGGTGCTAGTTGAACTTCCATTCTATTATTTTCTAAAGATACTAAACACTGTTGTGCATCTACTAGTTCGTATTTTCCTTTCCACCATAGATTCTTAAAGAAACCAATTAAGATTTCTCCTGTATCTAATCTTAGACATCTTACATCGTCTCTGATATTACGCACTTCTCACCATTTCTTGAAGTTCAACACTTCGTCTTCCAACTTGTCTGAACCACTTAGAATCTTCCATTTCAACAGCAACTTTTTCCCAATCACCTGAAACAACACCTTTCCACATGTTATTAAACTTACCGAATCTTGTTCCACCTAAGTTGAATGTCATGTTAACTAATACATGTTGTATGTTTTCTGGTAATGAATAGAAGTCTTCACCACCTTTTGATTCAAATAGATGAATAGTTTCTTCTAAATGTTTATCAAAGTCATAGTCGTAGACATCATCTACTCTTTCTTGTGAAACTGGTGTGCCAACTGGTAAACCATGTTCATCATCACTATCTTTGATTAAGTGTCCTACACCAAAAGTTAAGTATCCTAGTGAATCTTCGTAGATTTCAAGGACTTCTCCTTCATGTCTCTTAATCTCATCCATTAATCTTTGTCTATCCATTGTAATCAAAATCTCCGTTGTAGTTTGTGTTTAAGTCAACCATTGGCAATCTTGCACCCTCACCGTCTTCACCCATTGGTGTGCCTGGAGGCACTATATGTTCTGTATTTTCAGACTCCCATTTTCTGTAGTTTTTTTGAAGTCTAGCTTGTTCTGCTTCGTTCTCTGGTGTTCCAGCTTCGTAGTCTCTTCCTAATAGAAAGATAGTCTCACCATCAGTCTTGACTATCGGATATGATTTTGTTATTGCCATTTTGTTCCTCTTTTCGAATTTGTTCTTGCATTATCTCTACAAGAATATCACCCATAATTTTATTTAGGTCGTTATTATTTAGTAGATTATCTAACTCTTCACCACTTTCTGGTAATCTTCTTATGGTTCTCTCAAAGTTTATGTTAGGTTTTCCCTCTTCAAATCCTACTTTACCATACTGATAGACAAGACCTTTAAATTCTCCGTCTATGATTTCTATAGCAGCGTCCTGTTCGTGAGGATTCTCTACTACTCTATATGTATTACCGAATAATGTCGATTTCATCAGGATTCTCATTCCATACTTCGAGTTTTGTTCGAAGTCTACCATCAGAACGGAGAGTATCGAATCTATTAGATGCTTTCTTTCTCCACCATTCTGTTAAATTTTCTATTGAGTATCTATCATAGTTAGATTTTGGTATCAATGTATCAGTTTTACCTGTAATAACATCTTTACTATTCTCATAACCTAAATCAGATACATAAAATCTTTTTCTCTCATTTAGTCTTCTTGCATCGTCCACCACTTGTTCGAATTTTTTTCTATCAGTTTCATTGAGAGATTTTTTTATAATAGAAATCATCTTTGCTTGAACTTTCATCTTTCTACTTGAAGCTTCTTCCCATACAATCGGACCACCATTCTTTTCAACAAAGAACTTTTCTAAGTCTTTAAAATAACTATCGTTCATAAGTGGTGCAAAATTACTATCAGTAAGACCTTGTCCTTTTATAAAGGGTTTTAAACCATCATACTGAGACATACTCTTAGTTGAACCATATAGTGATGTAGTTTCAAAGTGACATAAATTCATATCATACTTTTCATCTATAATCTTTTTAACTTCATGTGAACAACACATCAATGCAAGTAATTTACCACCAAGATAGTTAAATCCAAATGGTTGAGTAGGCACAATAATCATACCCATAATTGCATGTTTGTTGAATACAGGCATTTGTTCTGCACCCAACACTTCACCAAAATACCTATTTCTAGGTGCAATGTTCATCATTGGTGAACCTAATCTTATGAAACCTACAATCTTATTTGTATTGTTTTCATAGACCATTAAAATAATTTTTCTACCAGGATTTGAGGCTTCAATTGCATGTGAGGTAATAACCTCTAAGTAATTATGGAAAATTTCGTGGTCTGCAATACCAACTCTAAAGTCCATATCTTGTGGGTGCATAGTGAAGTCTGAAAAGAAATCATCTGATAGATTAAAACCAAAAAGAGGAGTTGGCATTTCTGCAACTCTCTCTAATTTGATTTTTCTAAGATAGTCTGCCATATTACCAAAGTTTTGGTAATACTCTGTGATTCTACCTGAAGCAAACAAGGCGTCTTCTTCAGCTAGGACTAAATCACATTTGAACTCTGGCATTATAAGTTTGCCAATACATTCTCAGGCGTTGATACCTCATATGGGTCTGTTGAAATGTTGTCACCGTATCCTGCTTCTGCAAACATTCTTTCGATAATACCATCGTTAACTACCATTGCATATCTCCAACTTCTAATACCGAAACCTAGATTTGCTTTTTGAACTGAGGCACCTATCATTTCTGTGAATTCACCATTTCCGTCTGGTAATGGTCTCACATTCTCTATGCCTTGTCCTTCAAACCACGCATTCATAACGAATGTATCGTTTACAGATAGACAATAGATTTCATCTATACCTTTTTCTTGGAATTGAGAAAACATTGTCTCAAAACCAGGCAATTGGAAAGATGAACATGTAGGTGTAAATGCACCTGGTAGTGCAAATATAACCACTCTTTTACCAGCAAATTGTTCTCTAGTGTTTAAGTATTCAAAATCACCATCGACTCTTACAGGCATAACCACTGCAGGTATCTGAGTTGTTCCTTCGACTATTTCTAATCCAATCTTATTCATAATTACTCCATAATATATAAAGATACACCCATTATATTACAAATGAGTGTATCTGTAAAGGTAGTTTTTAACTAATTTCAATAACTACTGGTTTGTCTTCATCAGGAATAACTTTAACCAGTTTGACATGTAGAATACCATCTTTCATGTCTGCACCTGTGACTTCAACTAAGTCAGCAAGATTGAAACTTCTTTTGAAGGCTCTTGATGCAAGTCCTCTATGAACAAAGTCCTTAGAATCTTCATCTACTTTTCCTTCAATAGTAAGAACATTTTTCTCCCTAGAGACTTCAATGTCCTCTTTGCTGAAACCTGCAACTGCAAGTTCTATGCAAAAGTTTTCATCATCTTCCTTTACGATGTTGTAAGGTGGATAATTAGTTTGAGTGTGAGTTGACATTCTTTCGAGGTCTTCGAAGTATCTATCAAATCCAATTGCGAACGGTCTGAATTGACCAAATATATCTAAATGCGTCATTTTATTTCTCCTAAATTTAGCAAGTTTAAAATTACCTAACCTCAATTGAGCATTAGGGTGTGGAAGTGTCTAGGATTTAATGTGGCTACACTTTGACCAGTCAATTAGTCTTTATAGATTGCCTCTACCTAGAACTCTCCACTGTGTTAGAGAACCGAGCTCTTTTTAAGTCCCCTTGTATCTATCGGTTATTGGCCAATTGGTTCCATTTACGATTTCAACCCAGATTCCGAGCTCTTTTTAAGTTCTCTTACTATAGTATATAGTGTTCTTTATGGTTTAATCAAGCGGTTTTTTAAATTTTATTGCACTTTTTGGTGGAATCTTGCCAAATTTCATAGTTATTCATGATTACAACAGACATTAAAAAATTTATTTCTGACATAATGTGTCTGTCTACAGTGCCTTTTTTCATGTCAGCTCTAATTGCAGGTGTTAGAATAGCCACCTTGGTGAAAATCATTTTGTTGAGACTAGGTCTTTCTCCAATAATAGGATTAATTTCTACAACACAATCATATTGAAGACCTTTATAGGTAGTAAAGACATCTAAAACTTGAAGAGTATAGAATATACCCCATTGAACATCACTTATGGGTTCATGTAATCGGAGTGTAGATAGTGACTGGTATTTCCTTTCCCTTAACCTTGATTCTATCAACTTCTGAGAATGCTCCTTTCTTACATTGTCTATAAGTTCCTTCCGATAACAACAAGTTAACCCCAGGATAATTTCTTGTTTGGCCTTCGAGTCTAGCACCGAGGTTGACTGCATCTCCGATGACGGAATAGTCAAATCTAAGTTCGGAACCCATGTTTCCGACAATACATTCGCCTGTGCTGATGCCGATGCCCACATTAATAGGAGGCAGGTTAAGAGGTTCAAGTTCTTCATTTAATTTCTCCGTTGCTTCAAGCACTTCAAGGGCAGATTTTACAGCAAGGTCGGCGTGGTCTTTACATTCAAGAGGCGCATTCCAAAAGCTCATGATACAATCGCCCATATACTTATCTATGGTTCCTTTATTATTTAGTATTATTTTGGTTTGCATGTCCAAGAACTTGTTTATCAGTTCTACTAATCCCTCAGGATTATCTTCTTTCATATAGTGTTCGCTTATGGGGGTAAATCCGATTATGTCCATAAACATGAAGGACATCTCTCTTCTATCTCCACCAAGTCTCAATTTTGATGGGTCTTTTTGTAGTTCCTCAATCATATCAGGAGATAAATATTTTTGGAACTGCTTTTTGATTTGTTGTTTCTCTTGGTATGTGATATAGTATTTGTTAAACGAAGCATGTCCGAATATCAACAAGGAGCTAACCGATGAAAAAAAGGTATCGAAAAGAACGAGTTGAGAAGTCCAGAAATAGAAACCCCCACCCAGCTGAAGTGCAACAATACTTAGACTCATTATCCCCGCAAGAACTGTGGGAAGTTTATAAACCATCAGAAGTATCAATAAGAGAACTGACACCAGAAGAACAATCTCAAGCTGTTCAAGATAGTAGGATTGTTGTATTCGAATGTCTTGCAAGACGGTTTGGATTAGGTTTGCTTGAACTTCGTGAGGATACATTACACCCATTGGGGTTGAAACTGGATTATTAAGACCCTCTGCAGTAAGACCCCATATAAGAATCTTACCCTCTAAGTTTGATTCAGGTAAATCAACTGCAGATATTCTTTGAAATGTATTCCAATATGATATCATAACATCACCTGTAGGTGTTGTAGATATGGGTGGATTTCTACCCATTCTGACCCACTCTACACCCATTTCAGGTGTGACTTTTAACTGATATGATTTCTGGTCTAAGAATGCACGAAGAGTTTCTAGTGCAACTGAAGGATATACTTGGTCATTTGCATAGACTAATAGTGGTGCAGAACGAACTGTTCCGTCAAAGTTTGGTGTTCCCGTAATCGGTGGAGTCGAGGAGGTTACCCCAACACCGTAAGTATTATCTCTAAGTATGGGAATGGGTGATACTATCCCCGAATAATTCCATATAAAGTCTTTTGCCTCTGCACCTCCTAGTGTGGAAGTTCCAACAAAAGGTGCAACTCCTGAATCTTTTTGTGGGCTAGGCGCGCTGCTTAGTATCGAAAGTCTATTTACAAGTCCTTCTGCGAATAATAAGTCTTCGTTAGGGGTTCGGTCAGGTTCACTAAAGACCATACTAAAAACATGAGTATTGCTATAATGACTATCAAGCATGAGTTTACTATAATCACTGCGAGGTAATGGATACTGACCAAGAACTTCCAAAGTTTTCTCATCAATGTCGACAAGAACGATGTCATTGACATAATATTCTCCTTTCTGTTGGTGTAATACATCGAACCATGACCATTGTATATTTTCTACAAGGTATGGTGACCATATCTTCAAACCAACAAGTAAAGATATGGATATTAAAACTGATTTCCAACTAAACATAGAAGAAGAGATATAAAGCACCACCTATTAAAACACAGGCTAAAAATATTGACCAAGTTTTTGACCAAAATTTCTTTCGTTCATTTCTTCTGTATTCGTTGACCATATCAACGACTCTTTGGGGATAACTCATGAAAATTTCTTTTGTATTCTTTTATACATGTAGTATATAGAGAGTCCATATGTAGCAAGAACTGTCATAGTAATACCAATGTAGATTAGTTCGACTGGTGTTAGAAAGAGAACTTGCCAAACAAAATTTGCGGCTGCTTCTGCATCACCCATTGCTTCTGGCATTGGAATATCATTCTCTTCTAATATGTCTACTATCTCATCAAACTCTTCATATGTGAGACATTCGTAATATTCTTCTGGACATTCTACTTCCATGATACTACCTTGGTTAGACACCATTCAAGGAATCGTATTGCTTTTGCTTTGATTGACATGTTAGTTACCTTGTGTGACGCTAACAGTGCAACCACCAACGGTAACACAATTTTGTGTTAGTGAATATGATTGAGTTGTATTTCCCACTTGATTTAAGAACATAGTAATTGCCTCTGTTCCAGTTAAACTAATTGTTGCTGTATGAGCTCCATTGTTCTTTTGTTGGATTGCAACTTCATTCCAATCACTATTGATTGTTAGATTTAAAGTCTTATCACCATTCTGCATCTGTTTAACCCATACATCATTATTATCTCCGTATATGTTTGCAGTAATAGAATGATTAATTGAACTTGAATCTTGTTTTTGACTTCCTTTAAATTTGTTATCATCACCATGTATATCTAATCTCACAAAGTTTCCACCAGGTTCGGTACCATCGTAATTCCAGTTTGGTGTAGTGCTGTTATTGTTTTCATATCCTTGACCAAAGACAACTTCATTGTCGTCTCCCCAAATGTGAAATTGGAAATCAGTTTCATTACAAGTTGCAAAAGAACATCTTTGCCTTATATCGACTTCATTATCTATACCATCTAAATCTCCACCCCATGCTTTACCTGAACCCCACGCATCAGTATATCCGATATACATGTTGTTTCCTTTTTGTATTAGATTTACATCGTTGTTGGCATGGTCAAAAGAGAATCGAATCATTTGTTCAAATCCGATTTGAGTGATATTTAATTCAAAATTATCTCCGCCGGCAACTTGTTCAACATGAACATGGTTGTCACCTGCTGAAACTATAGGGGTAAAAAATACCCCTATAATTAATGTCAATAATGATTTAGTTATATAATCCATAGTAATATCATCGTTAATAGAACCCCTTTACTAAATGCAATCCATAACATATGGTAGTCATCTAGTCTCATTGCTTTTTGAAATCCAAATAGTTGGTCTTCATGCCATGAACGGAGTTGTGATAACATATTTATCATACGACCTCCTCTTTTTTATGTTGTCGTAGTGGTATTTAGTTAGATTGGTTGATGTAAATGAAGATTTCATCACCACCATTTACTGTTATAACACCCTCATAAGTTGGAACTCTAGTGTCTAATCTTACTGAGGCACCTGCTTGAAATACCAATCTTATCTTTCCTTCAACCTCTCTATAGAATACAAGACCACCATCTTCAACAAAAATGTTGTATTGTGAGTCTGTATTCTTACCAAAAGAGGCACCTTTTATATTAAAATCTGAACTTCCAGCACCACCACCTGATGATGCTTGTCTATCTCCTAAATCTTTTGTAGTTTTAATTAATTCTTCAACGACATCTAACATGTCCACTAGAAAGTCTGCATCTAAGAAATCAATATCAATAGAACTATATCTTGCATCATAGTCTGGGTCATTTGCATAATCATCATAGTCCTTTTCTAGTTCATTGAACTCTAAGAAATCTACATCTAGTATTCCTTGGTCTTCGTTGTTATCATCTCTTGCCTGTTCCTCAACTGCTTGTTCTACTGCAGGTGGTGGTGCAACGAT